GCCCATGCTCGAGAATTTCGAATTCGCAAACTTCCTTTTCCTGTACTCGGTGAAATGACAGCGGACTTGATCAAGTAGCTCAAACCACTCTCGCGGTAGGAGCAACCGAACCAAGTTGGTGCATAGAGTATCGCTAGCGTTACTTAGATCTAGGGTGCTTAATCCCCAAACCCGTGCTATTCTAGCGAGATCTTGATTGATCGTCTGGTCACCAAGATCTACTCCGAACAGAGAGAGCCTCGACCTGATATAACGGCCGATCCCCTGCTGAACGTAACTGTTCAGCGTGGGCTCAGCCGCAATCGGTCGATGGGTCTTCACTGTCTTGGGAACCATTACCATACGGTTGCACTTGACAATCTTAAGAGTGTCGAGTGGGCCGACGAGCGATGCCATGTAGTCATCTCCCTTAAGGATTTGACACACCCATGGAATCGCATCGAAGGTAACGGTTGGTTCGCGGGTTTTCTCGGCATGGGTGCTACCACGCTTTAAATCGTAGGTAGCTCCATTGCCGAACCTGCATAGCACAGCAATCTTTTCGATGTTCACCGGGCCGAGAATCTGGGCGATTTTACGCTGAGCCGTAGTAATTACGGCAGGCGCGACGGAGTAGCAACCCGTCGAAGCTTCAGATTCCAAGCGTCGGTTAGTACGAAAACACTGCTCCTCGGATTTCACCCAAGTAGTAAAAGCGGCTTTTCTGGGATTTATTGCCTTCGTCTTGAAACCTTTCCACTTTCGAAGAAAGGAAACGTAAGCGTAGTCCCTTTTGAACTGCTCTACAGTGCTATAGGTGCTAGGATCGATTTCAAAACCGACATAGTCGGCGATTGAATCGAAACTAACACTCGGCGCGAGCTGCGTTCGCAAAGCTTCCATAGCTGAAAGCTCGACACTGCAAGAGTGCTGCGACTCATCCAATGTAGTCTCCTTACGAAGACTACATGACGTAGGTCAGACCCTCGACCACCGACACCACTTGGGCGTCGGCGGCCAGGCCGGCCAACATCTTCCGCAAATCCTTGCGGTTTTGGAGAGTTGCGCGCTCCGGCATGACGAACTCGGCGTAGGCGCGCGACACGTACGCGATCG